CCTTTTTTAGTAATCTTCATATAATTGACTATTGCCTTGATAAAATCTTGCATCAACATATCTTTCAGTTGTTGAAAAATAGTCATCTACACCACCAGGCATCCTATAAAATCCATTGTTTTTTAGAATATCTTCAATTTTTTGTTGAAGTTCTTTTGGAATTTCACGTTTAACAGCTTCAATACTAACTTGGTAAAGGAAGTGTTTGGATAGTGAATCATTACTTGCAAAACCAATTGATTCCGGTGGTCCAGATGGAATGATAGTAATACTAGTTTTGTCTTTATCAAGCTCATCACTTCGAATATAGCTTTTAAACCCACCTACTTCTTTAATTTTAGCTATGTCAGGATCGGTTGCCAATGCTTCCATTAACTCTTTGAGCATATCTTTCATTCAATCAACTCCTTTAGGTTTTCTTGAGCTGATTTTACAAATTTAGGCCCTTGAGAAGCTGCAAATTTTTGTAATGCTCCAAAACTTCTATAACGATAACTTTTACCATATCTAGTAAAACCATTATTTTCCAAGTGTACTAATCTCCAGTGCCTACCATTATTACCAATTTTTATTTTGGCAATCCCTGAAGCTCTAGAAACATTCCCCCGTACTACACCGGATACTGTATCTCCACTATCTTTAAATTCCGATAGTGTCTTTTTTAAATCTTGAACAGCTTCATCTCCAGATGCTCTTAGGGCTTTGCTCTCAATCGACTTCACTCGAGTTTCACTGAACTTTTCTCTCATTTTTCTTTCGATTTCTTCAAATCCCCGAATAGTCATTGTACTACTCATTAAGATTTGTACCTCCCAGAATAATTTTTAAAAAAGTTCTATCATGAAAATCAGGTTGAATATCAACAATCGCCCAGACTTTTCCAGAATATCTTGGATCATCAATAATGACTTTATCGTCATTTTTAGGTTGGTAACTTGTTAGAGGATCACGAATTTTTATCGTAGCTCCGTTTTTAACATTTTGACTTCCTAAAATATTTAAATCCTTATTGCTTGGACTATAAACATCTGCATAAGTTTTAAACTTATCAATGAGTTCACCACCTCTACCATCAAAAGAATCATCAAGACCAACTCTTTTAAAAGTGATTGGAATCCTCATTGTTCCATTGTGCGTTCGATTAGAGGATTGTAAGGTCTTTTGCGATTTTATCATCACTGTCCTCACTTTCTTCTGGTTGATTAGCAAGATATACATCACGAATATTTTGTTTGTAGTTTTCCTTAAACTCATCTAACGCATCATTATATGTATATCTAGAACGCTCAATAATCAACTCTTTTACTTCTGGATCAGAAGCATCTTTCACACCAACCAAACGAAGAATAGAAGTATAAGAAGCAATGAGCATATCAGTCAAATTGGCAATTTCATCAGGATCTTCTGTATTAATCCTCATTCTCTGCCTAAAAGCTTTAAGATTATCTTTAGCCCAAGTTTCTGCTTCACTCATAATTCACTCCTCAATACTTCTAGGCTTCAGTAACTGTCACTGCAGCTGTTGTATCGTCTGTGAATGTTACAGTTCCTGCAGTAACTTTCCCATCTGTAGTTGTCAATGCTAAGCCTTTAATACCAAGACCTGCTGGTCCTGCTGGTCCTGCTGGTCCTTCCTGTTCATTAGCGATTCCTGTTTCTAGTTTATTGAGCTTTTCGGCAGTAATAATATCTCCATCTGCCCATGTTGTTGGTTCATACGCTGCTGCTTTTGCTTTTGTTGCCATTTTTTAATTCTCTCACTTTCCTTTTTTATAATTTTGCTTCCCCCACGACTGCTAAGCCGACTTGGGGGGCATTAGGGTGCTTCAGTTAGTTTGACAATTTGAGCTGTGTTATTATCATAAGCTTTTCCAAAGTAGAATGATTTCACCGTGTAAAGTTGCAAATCTTCAATAGCTAGAGTCTCAGTGTACTCTCCCATTTTTGTTCCACCCATATAAGCCCAGTAGCGGTTAGCTGCAAAGATGACACCTTTACCTGCAGGAACTGCAACAGACTGAACAATTTCAACACCAAACGGTAAGGAAACAACCCACAAACCGTTTTGAGTAAGTTTCATGAAATTTGCTAAAGTACCATAGTAATCATCAGGATTAACAAGTAATTTGACTTGCCCTGAAATATTGACTGAAACTCCTTTTGCATTTTTTGCAAGCTTCTGCATTAAAGGAGCAATCATTTTAGCCGAATTTTCTGGAGTGATTTTAGAAAGATCCGCTGCAATATCTTTATCTGGATAGGTAGTTTTACCATTCGATACTGAACCTTTTTCAAGGTCTTTCATAAGTCCGATTGGTTGATTGTTACCGTCACCAGCAACTAAAGCAGTTTCGAGAGCTAAAGCCATTGCTTCAGACATTTGAATAACAATAAATGATTTTAACCAGTCATAACCATTGTCCAGTGCATCTTTAGGAATTGCTAAAAATGTCGTCAATTTACTTTGAGAGAAATCAACTTCTTTGAAAGTTTGAGTAAGTTGTCCTTTGATATCCCCAAAAATTTCACCCCATTTAGCTACACCGCCGGAAGACAGTGAATCAGCAATAATTGCTTTCATTTTCAAACCAGCACTTTGAAATTTGATAATTCCAAGAAGTGGATGAGCTTGTTCCAACTCTACAAACACTTGATTCATAATTTCAAGTGGAAGTGTAACATCATCTCCAGTTACGCCAGAAGTAATTTCATTAAAGAATTTAGTTTCATTTTCTGAAAGTCCATTGGTTGGACGTGATTCCATTAATTGATTGATTTTATCTGAAGTTGATGCATTAACATTTTCCATCAGTTCAGAACCCAACGTGTTCATCATTTTATTAAAAGCATTTGATTGCTCTGCTTCATCTGCACCATCTTTAACAGCATTAGTATATTTTTCAACAGCTGCTTTGTAGTTCGGCAATTTTGTGTAATTCATTATTTAATTCCTCCAAATTTAAATAGTTGATTTTTGAGCGGCTTGTCTGCCGAGTTTTTTCCATTAAGTTCTGATTGAAAAGCTGATATTTTTTTATCCATCATTGCTTCTAAGCTTTGCATTTGTTCTGGACTAAATTCTGCAGTAACCTTATGAGTTTGTTTAGCACTTCCTTCTGAATCTTTAATCATATTTTTCAATTGATTTATTTTTTCAGGAGAGAGCATCGGACCAACTCCAGCTACTAACTTCACAGGTTCATTATTATCAAATAAAACTTCATTTACTAGACCTGCTTCTTTCGCTTGTTTAGCGTTATACCAGGTTTCCGCATCCATTAGTGATTGAGCTTCTTCAGAAGAAATATTCATCTTCTTCGCATAGAGTTCTGCAAGATTTCCACTTGCACCAAGCAATGCTTTGGCTGTAGAATCCATATCACGATAATCCCCAGCTTGAATACTTGAAACGTTGTGAATCATAACTTGCCCAATTGGTGTAATAGATACATAATCAGCTGCGAGTAATGGAAATGTCGCTGCACTTGCACAAATTCCTGTAATTTCAACATTAACTTCTCCTGGATAGTTTCCTAATGCTGTAAAGATCTCACTACCCGCAAAGACAGATCCACCTCCAGAATTAATCTGAATAGCTACGGATTCCCCATTTGCATCTTTTAAGAAGTCATCAACAACTTTTGGACTAATGTAATCCATTTCTAGCCAGTCATATAGCCATGCATTAGAGTTATCAATGACAGAGCCATTAAACTTAAGTTTCTTCACTTGTCTTTCCTTTCTCTTCATAATTTTTAGTCATAATGACTTTATTCCCATCTGTCATTGCTGGCAGTCCTGCTGCTTCACGTACTTCATTAATCTTAACAACACCACTTGAACCAACTTTATCAATAGCATCTGCTCGATCAAGTATATTAATTGTTTTAAATCCAGTCATTTGTATAGTTTTACCCACCGTATAACCAGACTCTTTAATTAATAAACTTGCAAATCCTTCAGATAGCTTATTCCCTAACGGTATAGCCGCTGATTCAATTGCTAATTCAAGATTTTCAGAATTATTAGCAGTTTCTCCAAGTACTAATGCAGGTGGAATTCCTAATAAAGTAGCTACTTCACTAATAAATATTTTTTTGAGCGCTCCAAAATCTGTAATTTGATTTTGAATAGTAGCCGATTTACTTGCCGTTATTTCATCATAGGCAGAATTGGATTTACCATTATCTGGAATAAAAACAATTGGATCGTTGAGTAAACTATTTGATAAAGTATTCGCAAATTCTCTTTGAAGCTTTTTTTGTTCTTCTTCTTCAAGTTTTGAATTGACGGGAATACTTACCTTAGCTCTTAACTGCCCAACTCGGAGTTGATTAGTAATTAATTTCCCAAATAATCTGCCATAATCATCCCAAAGGCTATCTACATACTTATTTATTCCAATATTGTCATTGTTTAAATGAAAACAGTCCACTCCTTGAGTAAAAACTCTTTCAAAATAATCTTGTTTAAAAGGACCTGAATTAGGAGCACTCAATACGCTATCTCTTGAAAAGTTAATCGTTACATTTGTATATGTATTGCCATTCAAGGAATGATTTGTAATAAAATTATCTGCTACAAAAAATTTATCTTGATCTTTAATGACAAGTAATTCACCATTAAGTAACTTCTTAATCATGGAAACTTTAAATTCAGAAGCAGTTTGATTCGGGTTAGGCCTCACATTCAGTGAATAATCATATTCGGAATCAATTATTGAGTTATCATTTTTAAATACGAACTTTCCCTTTGAAATTAATCTAGCGAGATAAGTTACACAAGATTCTAAAGCTATATTTTTCATACCTAAAGTTGCTTGTACATTAAATAATGCTTCATATCCCGAAAGATTTGTGTTGTTACTTTTTGCTTTAGCTGAAGCCCAAATATCTGAAAATAATCCCACTTTTTCTCCTTTCTATCCTTTTATCTCAAGTTTAATAGAAAAGTAGAGCGAAAAAGTAGCGTTTTTATAAAAAAAGCTGCCATTATGACAGCTTATTGAAGTGTTTTTGCACTAATTTCATTGATATTTAATTGCCTACTACTTCATATAAATAATTATCTAACTTTTTTACTCTCAAAAAGTAGCTTTTTAATCTAGAAACCATCCAAGATTGTCATAAAAATCTGTTGAATCTACCCCATTAAGTAATTCTGCCTTAAATAAAGCTGCTTCAAATGCTTTGAATCCATCAGTTTTACGTCTTACATCTTCTTTTTTGATATATTCCACATTACCATCGGTTTTCAAATGTCGTAGAACATTATTTGTATACCAACGCATCATGTCATTATCACCAAAATTTATTTTTTGATTTGCAAAACTATCTTCAATTACGGTTGAAAGTTGGGCATCGATTGCTCTAAAATTCCGAATTACCTCTACACGATATCCAAGAGGTGCATCAAATTTTCCATTCCAAGAAACTTCAAAACCTGCTTCTTCAAATTTAGGTTGTAAGTACTCCCTCATTTTATACCCATCACCGCAAATTGTCTGAAAGTCGTATCCCTCTTCATCTCTCATCCTTACAAACCAATCCACAACATGCTGAGCATCCATAGATGGTTCATCAAGAACTGTAAGTAATCCCTCATTTTCCCATTGTCTAATTGGTGCAAATCTTCGCTTCCCATTTACATTTTCATTAGGCTTAGAGTAACTATATATTCTATCTACAAATTCTTTTCGAACAAATGAATGACATTTAAAAACATAATCTCCATCAATTTTGAATAAAGCACCAACAGCAATAAAATCTCGAGTAGAAGCGAAATCGAAACCGCCAATAGCTGGTAAATCTCGTAATTCTGGAAATTCCTTTTTAGTTGCTTTTAGTTCTTCATAAGTTGCTACACTACGCTCAATATCAGTAACTGGAAAGTTTTGGCGCTTAGTCATGAATTCATCACGTCCGCTAGGATTAAGCTCCAAATCTTCATATTCTTCTAAAACAGTTTCATATAAACCTTGAGCATACTCTGTCATCGGAAGTGAGAACATTGGATTTGATAATTCCCAGTTTTTAGGATCGTCAACCTGTTCAGCCTTATCAAGCTTACAAATAAAAGGGAAAATGGCATTCCATTTAGCTTCTCCCTTCAGAACTTTAAGAGCCATCTCTTTCATTTGGTCAATAAATCCTTCACGAACATAACCATCAGTTCCTATATAAAACTCTCTAGGATTAGGTCGTTTACCTAATCCAGAAATATGTACCTTGACATCCTTATTACTTTCATATTGATGGATTTCATCAAAAATTACTGCACCATCTCTAAGACCATCTTTGGTATTACCATTTGAGGTCCTAAATTTGAAAAGTGACTTGGTTTGTAAGTTTTTTATTTCTGATTTTTTGGGCTTCCCAAATAATTCCTCTAATTCTTCATGACTTTCTATAGTATCGTGTACTTCATCAAAACTTGTTTTTGCTTGATCTTCACTGTTGGCCACAATTGAAATATTATATTTTGGAATACCATGCATCGGGGTGGTTAAATAGCTTCCTATTGCTGAAAGCAAACCATTTTTACCATTTCCCCTGGCAATCATTATTAATATTTTCCTATAGACATTACGATGATTCTCTGTAAAATATAAGAAAATAAAACTAATAATAAATTTCTGGAAATCTTCTAGTTCAAAAAAATATTTTTCTGTATAACCAATACAACTTTCAATTTGTTCTACGTCAAAAAACACTTCCCCTGATTCTAGACGAGGTACTACTTCACGCTTAATATAATCAACTAGTAATTTACGTTCATAGTTAAAATTAACCATTCCCGCATAATAACCGTCAATATAATTTTGAACATAATTGATCACGTTGTAAATTTACTCCAATCTTTTCCAGTATTATTTTTAGGTTTAGTTGCTCTCTTTTCTTCAAAGAATTCATCAAGTTTAATTAATGCAGCATTTACCCTAACCTGTTCTGCAATTGCAGGATTAGTCTTTTTAACCATATAATCTCCTGAAGGTACGTATATAACAGCTCCTTCTTCTAAAATATCTGCTCCAAGTTTTTCAAAAGTTGCGGCTAAACTGCAATATCTCTGGACTTTTTCTAATTCGGATGCCTTAGTTTCATCAATAAGCGTAATTAATTCATGAAAAAGTGAAGTATTTCTCTTCCCATTTTCAATTTCACTATTTTTTTCATTTCTTGTTTCAGAAATTTCTTGTGTGATGTATAAATACGCATCAATATCATTCACAATATCTTGTAATTTTAAATTTAAAACTTCGGATATATCTAGCCATAATTTTTTATTTCTGGGATTTCTTTTTCCATTTGCATATAATGAAAGTTGACTATTATTTACCTTAATTTTTTTGTTATCAAATAGGAGATTTCTGAGATCAGAAAAGCTCATTTTGCGTTCTTCAAGAACTTCTTTCAATCTATTTACAACCATTTTCAGCTCCTTTCACAAAAATTGGTCATATTTTTGGTTAAAAGACCCCAACCGGTGTATCAAAAATTTGAAAAACAACACGATTTTTTTAGACCGGGGGTCTATTTTAAAATTTTTATAGAATTTTTTATCTAATTAATTAAAAATCAAAAATTTCATCATCAAACTGGTTATCTTTATGTCTGTTATGCCTAATGTTGTGACAGTCATGACATAATGTCCGCAAGTTACTAAGCTTCAACGCAAGCTCTGGATAGTACTGCAGTTCCTTAATGTGATCTATCTCTAGTGTTGCAGTCTTTGCTGTAGTTACTCTACCTTCTGACTTACACCATTGACATTCCTTGTTGTCCCGTTTAAGAACTTGCTTACGTACTCTTCTCCAATCTCCTGAGTGGTAGAACCTATCTCTAGCTTGTGGTGTACTAACATCTATCATGCTTCAATCGTAAAATAAAAACGCTACAAAAAAGTAGCGTTCTTTATTAGTCATGAAACATATTCAATAGATGCCCGTCATCATATGCTTCAGCAAATTGTTTAGTAGCTTTATTATTCCTACGGATAACAACAGATTTTTCGTAATACATATCCATAGTAATCTTAGTTATTCCCCAGCCGTCAATATAGTAACGCTGGAATATTTTACGATCAACTTCATCTTTGATATTCTGCAACGCTTCATTAATCAACAGAGATTTTTTGGCATTCTTTTTGTTTCGAATAATAATTCTTAAAGTCATTCGGACATCATGCCATTGTTCTTTGGTCAGTTCTTTGGTCATAGGCTAACTCCTGTTATGTTATAATTTAGAATAAATCATTTAGAAATCCCATTGCATTGGGCTTTTTTTATTTAAAAGTCTTTCCAGTCATCCGAATAATCGTCTTTCTCTGTCCGTTTGCTGAGAGATATTCTCAAAGAGAAATAGACAACAAAGAAAGTAGCAAGACCAATAAACACAAATAGTAATAAATTAAGTAATAACATTTATTTTTTACCGTCTACAATAGTTGCGCCTGAGCCCTGTACAGTAACAAATCCATGCTTCATATGAGCTTCAGCTTCTTTGTATCGAACTAATTCATCTGTGATTGATCCAGAAAGTTTTTGGTTAGCTTCCGCTTGTTTCTGTGCTGTATATAAGTCTGCATCTGCTTTTGTCTTAGCAACATCTGCATCTTTCTTAGCATTAGTGAGAGCTGTTTCAGCATCTTTCTTGGCTTTCTCATTCGCTTGTGTAGCTGCAATGATACCATCAATAGTATTCTGTGTAGCTTTGTCAACATCTGGAACACCTAATGTAATATCATCTAGGACATAACCTTCTTTAGCAAATCGATCTTTTAAATCATTGATAAGTTCAGGTTCAAGATTTGAAGCTTTTCCTGTCAGAATATCAAGTAAGCTATGCTTTACATACTCATCACGAAGAGCGTTTTGTGTTTGAGTACGTAACCAGCCATTTTCCATGGCTTCCCCAGTTACATTACCAAACTTTTTATAGATATCTACAATTTTATTTGGTTCAACGTGGTATGATACTTTAAGCTCAACATCTACACGCTTGCCATCTTTAGTAGAAGCAACGATAGGTTTTCCGCCTTTGTCGTCATCATTGTTGAAATCTGCCTGAACCATACGTGTTGGATAGCTCACAACATCTTTGAAGAACTCAAAATGCATACCTGGTCCTACTGTTTTATCAGATGCAATTTTACCTGTCTTTGAAATGACAACACCTTGATATCCATTGTCTACTTTTTCAAGTGATGTGAGAGCAATAGCTCCACCAATAACAACTACTGCTCCTGCTACGATTGCTGCTTTAAATTGTGTATTATTCATTTTAATTCCCTTTCAGTTGAGTTTAACGAGTTCCTAGCTCATGACTTTTTTATTTTTTGAATCCAGTTGATAACTTACGACCATACTTTTTGGGACGTGAGTTTTTCTTTCGTGAAAATCCTGGACGATTTACTTGATCATATCCAATAATATTTTTAGTAACTCTATAAGCTTCAGTGCTCCCGCCAAACCATTTAATAGTTTCATAAATAGGCTTTTTCATTCCACGACCTCTTTGCTTTCCGTAATCTTGTGATAGCCTTGAGTGCAGGATATAAAGCATTTGCAATCTTCCGTGCTGCTTCACTGGCTCTAACAGCAAATGCTGCTATCCTTTTATATCCATATTTCCTAATAAAGTTATTCTTCCACTTCATTAACTTAATACTCCGCTTCTTAGTAGCAAGCCTTTGCTTTTTCCAGCTTGATTTCATTTGACCACCTCAACACTATCTTTATCTACCGAACACCAGAACTCATGGATGATATATTCATCTGTGGCTTCTATAATATCACCAACGATATAACCATCAACATACCAACCGTGAATATAACCTTCATCATCCATTAAATCTTGTAACCATTGATCATCACCTTCGTAATTACCAAGGTCTGGAAACACATCTTCTTGTTTTGGTTTTGCTCTAAATTTCATTTTCTATCTCCTATAACTATGGTAAATATATAATATAATCGGAAGTGGCTTTATAAGCTGTACTTCCTTGTAATCACTGCCTTTATAAGGCTGTTTTTATTTTGGTTAAAACGGGCTATTTTTGAATAACTTACTAAGATATTTTTCTAACCTATCAGCCATTGGAATAATAAGTTTTTCAATCCGTTTCTGAAATTCTCGAATTGAACTTTTAAGCTTTATTATGCACTCGCACTCACTACAAATCTGTTCTTTGAGTTGTGGAATGACCTCTTCATCAGACATAAGGCAATCACACACCGAACAAAAATATAAATCTTCAATCATCTGTAACCTCCACAAGCCCAACACTGAGCGCCTTGCCTGCGAGATAGGCAGATGCTAAAGCATAATTTTTATAATCCACACAGTAATTTGTAAGATCGTCCGATAACCATAGACGCTCAAACCCTTCATGGAACATTGCGAACTTCGTTATATCGTCAGCTACAATTTCTTGGTCTAGCATATCCGCAATCTTCTTTGGTATGCTGAGTTTGGAATGAGATGAAAATTGTTGATTCAACTTATTGTTAAGAATTTCGTTCTTGTCTAACAACCTATCAAAATCTTTTACCCAACCTGTAGCTCCTTGACTTACAGCGCAATCTCTACAAAATGATAAATCACTTTTAATTTCTTGATTCAGTACTAACAATGATTCTTTTTCAGTCATCTTCACTCCTCCATCAATTCATCTACCGAGCAGCCGAGGGCTTGGGCAATGAAACCCAATTGGCGAAGAGATAACTTTATCAAACCAAGCTCATGCCCTTCAATCTCTTCTGCAATATCTCCTTCGAGATTTTCAAATTCATTTAAAGAGCATATCTTGCTAGATAAATCTATTCTAGTCAGACCCTTCTTCTCACGCATGATTTGCAGTTTTGTTTTTATCATACTACCTCCTTATTTGCTGAACGATCATATTCTAAAATCTTTTTGAAAATATCATCCACTAATTTCTTTGGTATATTTGATCGTTCGTTATAGTCTTTAGAGAAATGACCCCAAGCCACTTCTTGCTTGATCACCTCATTTTTTAAACCTAGAAAGATATTACTTGCAAACTTTGTAGGCTTTTGTAACGGATAATCATAGTTGTTATACTTGGTTAAATTCTTATATGGCAACTCAAAGCCTATAATTGTTTCGATATACTCCCATATTTTTCCGTTCGCGGGATTCTCGATCACAAAATATTTTGGATCGTATCTCTTAATGATCTCAATCGTATTAAATACACAAAGTTCACCATTCACCCGAGTAATAAATTGCTTGTGATACTTCAAATTATTATGAGACTCTTCATAATCTCTTTTACTTCTGATTGTAAAAGGACTAGGTGTCATTTGTGGTTCAAACAAACTATCAGATATATCTTCACGTTTCCAACATGCATTGCCATTTTTTAAAGCACTTGCAACGCTCCAGCTCTCACAAGGTGGACTTGCAATAATTAAATCTGGCTTTGGTAACTTATCCAAGGTTTCAAACATCAGATTATTTCCAAACATTCTAGAGTAGTCAGCAAGGTTCAGATTAATAAAATGATGGTTTTTATTTTCAATATCCAATCCAATTGAATATATTTCGATTTCTTCAAATTCATCAGCAGAGCGTTTATAACAGCCGTTTCCGCTGTCAAATAATGCCCAAACTATCATACTTTCAATCCCTCCTAAAGCTTTGCTCGAAGTTCAGAGATACGCTCTTCACACATATTTAAGTATTCAGTTTCTTTCTTGATTCTTGTGTCAATCCAAGATAAAGAACTTTCAGATACATCTTCGGCTTGTCTCAGTTCTTCTTGGGCTTCAATCTTCTTTCGAGTTTTTTCGGCTTCTCGTTCCCAACGTTTTATCCATTGTTTGAATTTTTCTTTCATTCTTACACCTCAATCTGCTCATAGCAAGATTTACAAAGTAATTCATGATCCACTGTTGCCATTGCAGTGTTTTCATGACAGTTCTCGCATTTAGTTACCTTTTTATGAGTTGTTGCTGATGATCCCCAAAGATTTGTAAGTTGCTCTAACACTTCGATTGCTTTATGTGCCTGTTTTTCATAATAGCGATGTGATTTTTCAGCTTTAATTGCTAACCATGTATAAACTAATGCAGCTACAATCCAAATTATCATTACTATTGTATTTTCAATTGTCATTTTTCGCCCTCTTATTTCCTAAATTTGCTATTTGTTCATGGAACTCTTTATGAAATTGCTTTGTTTCTTTGCTGTCTGCCCTTGATTGAGCTAACAATAACGCTTCTTCTCGGCCCATACGTTGCTGAACCTCTTTTTCCTTCTGAGTAATTCTTGACATATTCTTACTCCCAAGTATATATAGCTTGCATAGCTGCCATTGCTTTAAGCTTACTGGCTAACTCATTCTCAGTTAAATCATACAGCTTCTGTTTAACCTGAATAGATATTTCATAGTGCTTACTTTCAAATTCTTGAATCAATTTATTTTTACTAATCACTGTTATCTCTGCTTTCCTGTGCTTGACATTTGCATAACTTGTGCCTTTTCAAATCTAAATTTTAGCTTTGCTGGAAGTTGTTCTAATCGTGCATCACTCGTTGGAATTGTAAGCATCATAATAGAAGCTGTATCTTTGATACTGTATAAAACATTTATTACTTTTTCAGCCTCTTTATCCGAGAAATCTGCAAGTGAATCAAAGATTAATAAGTCAGCTTGCTCAATGTCATGTGATTGTTTTAAAAATTTTGATTTCATTTCATCACTAGAGTATCTGTTTTCTGTTAGCTGAATATATTTCCTAATGCTCAACAACTTTACTTTCTTTTGCTTGCCGATTTTTTCAACGATCCATTTCACCATATTATCTGTATTTACAACACTCATACTATCTGCATAATCGTATTTCACAATTGTATCTAGGTTCAAGTCAATACCTTTTTTTGTCCTGAACTCTTCAATGTAATTTCTTTCTCGTTTAGCTATGTTCGTTTTTTGCTTCACACCTTCAGCTTGACAATTAGGACAGACTCTAACATATATTTCTCGTTGTTCTGTACGTTCCTTATTCCAACTTAAGACAGGTTTGATAGATCCCCATAAATCACAATGATGTACTTCACATGTACCCAAGCCTTCCATACGAAATGCTTTACTTGTTTCTTTATGGCTAACTTTCCATTCTTCATCACGATCTGTGCCAAATTCTAATTTCGTATCTTCCTCAATCAACAAAATCCTCCTAATGTCTTAGGTTTTATATCTGGCTTCTTTTGATAATCCATAAAAGCCATGTTCCTTAAGAATTCATAAGCATTAATGCTAAACTTCCCTTCAATATCTTCTGGATTCTCGTTTTTATACCATTCAATATAGTTTTTTGCTCCTGTTAATGCTTCTTCCCTTTGGAATGGTGGTAAATCTAAGAAACTTTTTTGAGCCATAGCTCGTCTTGAAATATTTTTCTTTGAGAAATCTTTAAAAGAAGAGAAATAGAGAGAGAAAAGATCATCTGTTTCTTGGTGACTATCTGTCCCCTTTTTACTCTCCTTATTCTTATTCTTATCTAAACCTATATCTAACTCTTTATCTGTGGCTGCACTTTGGGTGTCCTTTGGTATACCATCTTGGATACCAAATGTTCTCCCTTTAAATTTATATCCTTTTCTGCCTAATTCTTCCCTTGCTTCAAGGAATGTGGTCCGATTATATCTATCTGATCGTAAATTATTATTTTTCAACCAGTGTATGATGAAGATTAGCTTTCCATCAGTAGTAACATCTATAAAGTTTTTATTAATCAAGATATTTATATCATCTCTGCTTCCAAAGCCGAGATAACGCAATTCACGTTCTACACTTGCGACTATGCCATCGTCATCTGCTATCATTCCGAAGTGGAAATATAAAAGCTGACTTGTACTAGGCAAATCTAGAAATTCATCACTCCGAACTACTTCTTGATTAAACATGCGCTTTTTTGCCATTTCTACTCCTTTTTATATTTTTGTATTTTTTATTTCTATAAAATCCAGTAACAAAGACTCCAATCACTGTTACTGGGATGCAGTCCATTTGGTGAACACTATAGCTTTTCCGTGGTTTCAATGACAAAATACGATTT